CACTTCGATGCTTGGAGACATCAGGTTCCACTCCCAACGGCAAAGTCACCACGCACGATGATCTCCTGCGTTGAACCGCTGATCACGTACAGGTCATAGACGTGAACGACCCGCTTGCCAAGCTGGCCTAGGGATGCGACCTGCGACGCGGTCACCGTCAGGGTGAACACCCCATTCTCAGCATCGGTAATCGTAATACCGCTGCCGATTTCAAGCACAAGGCCAGCCTTCGGATCAGAGGCCGAGTCGCGAATCACGCACCTCACGGTAGAACTGGTGAGGTCGATCGGATCGTTGGCGGCGTCCTTGTACGTGAACTCCAATGCCAACTCGGAGTTGTAGTAGGACTCGATATCAAATGTTGCGGGCAGTGGCATCAGTCATCCTCAGGATCGAATTTGATCTCTACTTCCGCCCTCGGGCTTTCGCCTTCGTTCGCGTAATACTTGACGCTTGCCGACGAATGAATAATACAGTCATCCGAAAAGATCCCGGCCTGCTGCAATCCATCACGAAGGCTCTTGTCGAGGTTGTCCAAGTCCGGCTTTGAACAATGAAGCACAGCCTCCCCCTTGAGCCGCTTCGGTCGTCTCAAGAAGAAGGCTGTGCAAATGTGCACGCCAGTTTGTATTGGCAATTCGCCGTCCTCGAACGCCTCCCACGCGGCCATCCCGGCCATCGTGCGGAAGACGTTCGCGGTTGTCGGCGTGTACATCCGGATTCCCTTGCCTACACGAGCCGCTCGTGGTCGAGGCTGAGGTCTGGGCTCGCACTTGACAGTGAATTTCCGAACAACTTCAGCCATACCAGCCCCTTTGTGATGTCACCCCATGTGCTGGGGTTCGACGAAACCGATATCGGCAGGGATTTGGCGGCATCCCTCAACTCATTTTCGGAACAGAGCGCCAGTTCGCGGGACACCTTTTCCTTGAATCGCGTCGCATCAGAGTCTTCTTCCGACACCTTCATCCTATCGTGGGCCTTGTTCAAGTCCGTCATGTCCAAGCTCCGGAACTTCGATCGGTAAAGCGAGTGGTAAGCGTTCAGAACCCACTTCAGCTGAGGAGTAGATGACGTGTACTTTAGCCGCACATCATCCAGACACTCGTACAGACACCCCGGGTTCAGGTTCGACAGGCGTTGCCTCCACAAATCCCGGACACAATCCGGCATGTTGGCGGTCGGCCAGTACTCACGAAACTTCCTTCTTACATCGTCCATCGTCGTCGTCATTTGCATTTCTGACCTTTGTACAAGCAGCCCCAATTCTGGGCCTGTCCTTCCAGCTCTTGGCGATGGACCAGCCCGGCGCGGGCCAGTCCTCGCCACCAGACTTCAGAGCGTCCACCATGGACTGAAGCCTACGCACCTCCTGCTCAACGTCCTCTGTCCACCCGTCGAACGCGAATCCGCTCGCCAGTCGAAGCCACGAGTACCTCGTTGTCCACGGCAGGCGGAACCACTCCTCGATCTGTTCCGACACTATGGAGTGGTGCGAGATTCCGGCGGCACGACCGATCTCGGACAATGACGTCTGCACCGCACTCATCTCGTAAACCAACCCGTACCAAAGCACGCGAATGTGCGAGTTGGTCGCAGTGCGTGAATTTTTGATGTGACACGGGCGGCAGCCGAGCATTCTTGTCACGGCCGTGCTCGCGTCACGCACGGGTAATGGTTTCACGAGATGCCAGATTCCAAATCGCGGATGAAATCACGCACCCACTTCGCTCGGATCATGTACCTACCGTGCAACCCGCCCACACGGTAGGACTTGAGTCTTCCCTCTTTGATCCACTGCCCGATGCGTTCCTCACTCACACGAAGCCAGAATTGAGCTTCCTTCTTCGTGAGAAAGCAATCGTCGTGATACTCAGAAGGGGAGATCGGAGTCGTCGGTATCGGTTCGCGTGGCACTGGGCTTCTCCTGCTGCTTGTTGTTGCGTTCGTCAGTCTGCACCTTCACACTGAAGAACTTGGTCCCGTTGGACGAGTCACGAATCCACAGGGCGATACGACGCTTTTCTTTGGTCACCGGATCGATGAACGAGCCGTCGTAGTCGGGCTGCTTCGAGTTCGGATCCTTTCGGCTGTTTCGGAAAATGCTCCCGTCTCCGGGCTTGTGTTCATACGCCATCACTGTGCTCCCTTTGAAAGCATGAGTTCGAGAAACCGCGTCGGCAGCTCCTCAAGAGTTCGATACTTGACGCCGTCAATCGCGGACGCCCTCGCAATACACCCATTCACCCAAACGCCGCCATCGTCCCGACGATCAGCTTCATCCATGACGTCCCGAACCAACGAGGACACCGCGGACGACTGCTGCACCGGCTGGAGGAACTCGTCAGTCGTGCGATTGTCAACCTCGACCTCATCGACTCTGGCGACGAGAAGGAGGTCTCGCAATGCGTATGACAGGGCCGTCGTCACGGCAGCAAGAACAGCCTTGTCCGTGGGGCGCCCCTTGGTTTCGACGACTGGCATCGACGAAGTCCACTCGACATACTCCCCGCTTTCTCCGTGCACGAGGACGAATGTGCTGTCTACGGAGCCTTGGAGAATTCTCCACCCGAGACGAGTGAACATGAGCCCGTTTGAAAGCAACGCATGACGCAGCTGGCCGACCATCCCGTCGGCGGACACATAGTCATATCCCGCGTAGTCGTTGCGAGCATTCTTCATGACGCCGCCTGCCGCAGCCTGAGCCTTCAGCAGGGCGGACCACAAATGCTTGTCCTTGATCACAGGTTGTTCTGAATCCATGCCGGAACCTCCACTTGCACGACTTCGGGGAACGAAACCCAGTCGCTAGTCTTCGATCGTTCGTAGTAGTCCGAGAGCCACTTGGTGACAGTAATCAGCCCAGCCTGCATCGCGTCTGCTCCAACGCGATACACGCCCACCTCAAACGGGGCAACCTTCTCCACTGCGATGAAGATGAAGTCCGTCGGCTTCGCAATCGCAGCAGTGTGCACACCCTGCATGTACCAAGATGCTTGAGTGTGGTAGTAGTGGTTGAAAATCGCACGTGTGAACCCAGACGGCGTAGCGTCGATCGTCGTCTTCAGATCGACGATGGACGTCTCGCTAATGCCGTCAACCTTCGCCTTGCACTGCATGCGAAAGAATGGGTCGGTCCAGTAGACGTCAACTTCGCGGTGGACGAGGGATTCGATGATCGGCCCGGCCGCAGGATGATCCGCTACCGCCTGCCGCATTTGGATCGCGGTCGCGAGCTGCTCTTCAGTGACGATGATCTTCCCGACGGACTGCTTCTCCCAGTCGCTCAACTCCTCCTTGCCCGCCTTGGTTCGGCGGTTCACCTTGGGAGCGACCGCGACGTCAGTGGCCTGCCGCTCTGGCTCCAGAACAAGCAGGTGAAACAGCGTGCCGAGACGCATGGCGTCGGTCTCGACCGTGCCGTTCTCGATCTGGTGCTTGACGTGAGCAGCCCCCTTGGCGAACGCCTTCAGGGTGCTGTGGTTGATTCCGGGGTGTTCTCTGTACGTGTCCATGGTGAATACCATACTCCTCCGTGGTGGATCGTGTCAAACCGGCAAATCAACCTACCACAACCGGCACCTCCGTCAACCTCAAGGTGGACGATCGGCTGAAAAAAACACCCCGCCCCAGCCGAAGCCGGGACGGGGCGGACGAAAGAGATCCTAGGGGTTGCCCACGCCGCCTACTGGTAGGCCGGTAGAGGCTATCAGGCGCGTTCGCCGGTTGCCGCCCACCAGTCGATCGTCACCGAGCCTTCGCCGACGTTGGCAACAAGGGCGAGCGGTCCGGTGATCGTCTCGGTCAGAGTATAGCGGAGAGCGATCTTGCCATCAACAGTGAAGACCACGTCGCCGCTGCCATCTCCGTAGAAGCCAAGACGCACCATGGTTGCAGCCGCCACGTTGTATCCGCTGACGGTGGCAGCAACGGGTGCACCGCTGCCGTCGTTCTCGGCGATCTTCAGCTGCCCGTCAGCCGAACCGAACTCGGTGCCGATGACGATCATGTTGCGATTGGTCGCGTACGCCGTAACGGCCGAACCCGAGACCGAGCCGTACAGCGAAAGGTTGGTACCGGCGGTGTCAGCAAGGCCAACAGAGAACGCATCGGTGATCGCGTTCGCCGACACACGGAACTCGCAAGCGAACGGCTTGCTGATGTCGATGAACTCGTCAGTGGTTCCAAGCGCATCAGCACTGGCACCAGCCACGAGCACCGCAGTGCCACCAGCGGTGTTGCCATCCGCACTGTTCTCCGCCGCTGAAAAACCGGAGGCACCCAAAATGAAGTCGTCGAAGTGATGGACGCGGTTGGTCACGTCCCCGATGAATGCTCCGGACTTGGCAAGCGCGCCGCCGGGGTAGGTCACAGTTCCAATAGCCATTTGACTATTCCCTTCTGCCTGCTATCAGGCGTAGACGATCTTCGGGGTGTCGTCCTTCAGGATGAAGTTCCGCCGACGGTCGGTGCATCGGATGTTCATCGAAAGATCAACGTGGGTGGTGAACACGGTGTGCTGGTTCGGAGCGGTGTCCGGTCCAGTCTCCCGCATGTACTCACCTTCGAGGAAGCACGACTCGAAGACTCCCCAGTTGATGCCGTAGATCGGGTACGCAGCGTTGCCAGTACCGGTGTAGGTGACGTTGCTATCGAGGTACGGGCAGTAGGTCAGGGGGATGCCACGGAACACGACCTTGCCGTCGGTGGCACCAACGTCCATTCCGAGGTTGTCGTTGCGACGGGCGAGCACCTCTTCGAGGTACGAGATCACCGCGTAGTTGGTGTACAGGCCGTACCGGTTCCCCTTGTTGTAGTCGCTGTAGGCGACGCCGGGGATCGGCTTGAAGTTGCACTTGGTGTACGCCTCACGCAACTGCACGACCATGTCAGAGAACCCGGTCGAGTCCGGAGTGCCAGCAGTGTCCTGACCGCTGCTGTAAGTCGGACCAGCCAGCGGGCTGATGGTGTCCGAGTACACCGCCGAGTAGTTCTTCCAACGGGTCACGACAGACGGGTCAACGCCAGCCACGTTGGTGAAGCCGGTCGGGGCACCGCCGGTGAAGCCCTTGGTGCTGGAGTCCACGATCCAGTAGCCGACACCATAGATCTTCTTGTTGTCGCTGCTGCTGGTCGGAACACCCCAGAACCGCTTCTCAAGGTGCTCGGCGAGCGAGATCATCGCGTCGTTGCGGCGGATGCGGACGAGGTCCACGATCTGAGCCGGAGCACGGTTGAACGCGATCTCTCGACGCTCGATCGAGTAGTTCGCGGTCATGTGGCGGTACGGGATCTGGGCGATCGCCATGACGTCGGCCACGTTGGTCTGGTCAACCTCATACAGACCGGTGTCGCGAGCGGAGCCGCTCGACTCGGTCATGAGGTTCCACTGGATCTCGGGGCCACCGGTGAACTGAACACGCGACTCGTTGAGAAGTTCACGGAGAGCACAGTGATCCTGCACGTCGGACGCGATTTCAGTGAATCGCGCGCGACCCAGTTCGTTCTGGGTCGTCTTGATCAGATCGACGATATCAGAAGCCTGAAGGGTCATTTGTCTATTCCTCTTGGTTATTGACCAAGCTCTCTGAGACGCCGTTCAACTGCCTGCGTTGCTCGCTCCCTCGCGGACACTGCATGGCCGTTGCGGCCGTCCGGTCGAGACACGATTTGCTGCTGTCGGTTTTGGAATCTCGGAGCCTGCTTGGCAAGAGCACGATTTCGGAGTTCGTCGGCAAATTCCGAACGAACAACTTTGTCAATGAGTTCCTGAGTGGAAGGAGCCTTCTTTCCAGCGGCCTTGTAGCCCGCTTTCAGAATGTCCACTTGATCACGCGCAAGGTCTCGATTTCTCTGCTGTTCCGGGGATGGATCATCCGAACCGAACAGAGCTTCGTGGCCCTTGAAGATGTCGCCAGCCTTCATTCGAAGACGTGGCCCTCGTTCACTGATCTGGCTCTTCAACGAACGAATTTCTTCGGTCATCTTAGAGAATTGTTCTTGAACCACCTTCGCGAGGTCTGAATCAAGGTAGTTCGAGATGTCGCCAAGATTTGGCTGGCTGTTGGTGTCGCCAACAGCATCTTTCCCATCCGATTCCTGATCGACTACGCCGGAATTGTCATCGGCTTCGGCGTCAGGCTCAGCGGCATTTTCGCTATCGGAATGTGCATCGATAGCCGCACGCCGAGTTTCGCTCGGATCCTGAATGTCGAAGGGCTCACGCCCTTCACTCACATTATCGGTTTGATCAGTCGAATCCATGCCTGTCTCGCATTCCGAGTGCCCTGAGTGCGGCCCGACGGTGGGCCGCATTCTCGAATATAGCACGTCCATCGCTGGTGTAGTTCAGGTTCACACCTTTCTTTCGCGCCGTTTCCATGGCATTCGGAATCTCGCTTGGGTGCGTCCCGGCCGATTCCGACGTCATCGGCCATCCCTTGGAGTTCGGAAGAACCCGCTCGTGCTCACAACCGATGCACCTTTCCCAGACAATGCCATCAATTTCGATGTCACCTCCGTGTGGATCGGTGCGATTGAGCATCTCGGAAACTGACATGATCAGCTTCTTGCGTTCACGAGTTTCTGGATGAACGAAGATATATCCCGGCATCAGGATCGTCCCCGGGTGCCTCGACCACGACCGGGAGTGGCCTGATCCCCGGCACCAACACGCCTCGTCCCCGAGGGTCCGATCTTGCTCCTCGCAACCTTCTTGCGACGTTCGCGTTCCGCCGCGTATTCGGCGGCACGCTGCTCGCGGGTCAGACCATTGGGAACCGCGGTCGCCGCCGCCGCCGCAGCAGCAGCAGACGCATTTTCCCGCTCCATTCCTTCTGCGATCGCGTCCCTGCTCTTCTTGCGGAGCTCTTCTCTGGTGGGGCGCGGTTCTCTGCTGGGGAGCGATTCTCGCCGAACGGTTTCCATCGCTTCAGCGATCATTCCGCCCATGTCTTTCCAACCAGAGACCTTCTTCTTCTTTGCCATCACTTGTTCCCCTTATTCATTGGCTTCTTCTTGGTGACCTTCTTGCCTGTCTTCTTGGCCTCGGCCGCAGCCGCAGCGTATCCGGCCTTCGTATACGAAAAGTTCTTCTTGCCTACCTTCGGCATGGCTTTCCTTTCTAGCAACGCCAGCGTCGGCGTGCCGCTTTTCCTCGCTCTCCGGTCCACCCGGCACTGCGAGCACAGAATGATCTTCGACGAGCTTTTCTAGACTCGCTCGGATTTTTCTCCGTCACGGCGGTCTGGAGGTTGCTTCCGGGATTCTGCGCGCGGTACTGCCGAACGCCTTTCTCAGTCATGCCAGCACCTTTGCTGACCGGAAGCTTTCCGCCACCCTTGACCGTGATGCCCTTCATTGAACCTTTTTTCGCCATCACATTCCTCCGCGTCCCATCATGTCTTGTTGCTGAGGCGTCGGGCTCATTCCAGCCATGGCCTGAGCCATCACAGTATCTCTCGCCGCTCGCGTTCCGCCGGTCGGTTCATACACACGCGGCTGCCGCGGCTGCTGCGGCTGAGGCATTTCCGGAGCCTGCTGCTCCGGCCGCTCACCATTCTCCATCGAACCAACCTCGTCCGGAGGCGTGTCCACAGGTGAGATCAATTCCATAAGTTCAGGAGTATTCGTCAACTCGGAAATGTGACGAGTCAAGGCAACCGCATCGAATTGGTATCCCTGCTGTTGCAGAACAGGGCTCAATGGGATCATGATGTTGGTTGCGGTGTTGGTGATCGTCTGAAGACGCTGGCTGGGGCTTGCGTCCTGCATTGACACTGGGGCAATGTCAAGTTCCAGCTGAAGGAAATCGCCTTCCTCACGATCCTCAGGCGACCAGCTCGTCTCCAGATTTTCCTCCGGAGTGATTGGGATGTTCACGTCAAACGTTGTGATTGGGTCGTAGAAGATCCACCCGGCAAGATCACGCACGACGTTCTTGGTGAACGCAAGCATTCTTGCCTGCATATCCATGATCTTGTCACTGCTGGATGCCTTGATCAGTTCCTCCTGACCAAGCGTGCTGGCCGTTGACGAAAGGCCAGCCATGGCATCTAGGTTGCCGGAGATGTACGAGAACAACTCACGCATCTGGGTTGTGAACATGAGCGAGATGTTGTCGGGACCACCGAACCGAACCTCTCGAGTCGCTTCCGGTCGATCCACACGAATCACATCGCCGTCGTCGGCCTGCTGAATTCGGTTGCCATCCTCGTCGGCACCTCCAGCCACGACCGTAAGCGTCTTTTGTCGCTCAAGCTGACGAAACAGCTTTCGGAAAGAACGATTGATCGCATCGTTCATGTCGATCAGATTGGTGATCGGCGGAACCGGCATGATCGTACCGCTCATGTCTCCAAGTCCAAGAATGTGGTACGGGCCCATTTCAGGACCGTCCCACTTCGACTCACGCAGGACGCGATCGCAATTGATGTTTCCGGTCGCGTCGGCGGCAAACGTGACCATGAGACGCTCGTACGGGAGCCACACATCCCAAAGCTCGACGAGGTCGTATGCGTGCGAATACTGAGAGGACGACGAATCTTCGTTCACGAGGGTCTGGATACGCGGGTCGCCGTACTCGTTGTGTGACAAATGTGTCGCAGCGACCAGATCATCGGCCTTCTTGCCGAAGAGCTTTGAATCCTTCACCTGCTCTAGCGGGAGCAAGTACCTGTTGCCGCAATACTGCATCGTCTCCATGCGGCGAGCGTTCATGTCAATCAGCAGATCATCCGGATCAATCGCGTCGGCAAACGGAATACCAGCGTCATGAAGCTCACCATTGAGCTCGTGCTCATTGCCATCAGTGATGCCAACCTTGATCGCACCGATGCAGAAAACCGAATCGAACACTGCGGTTGCGAGCGCCGACCGCAGGTCGATTTCCTTGATGATCTGGTTGACTGTGATCTCCAGCTTCTTCGCAAGGGCGACGTACGCTCTTTTCTTCGCGTGAACATTGACCGCCGGATTTCTGGCAGCCAACGAGCGCGTGAACGTCTACGGCCAAGGCGAGCATGTTCATCGGCATCTTTTCGTTGACCGTTCCGCCGCGGCCCCAGTGCTGGCCGAGGTACTGACGCACGAATCGATGCCGCCGCTCTCTGAACGGCGTCATCTGCCTGCGACTGAACTCAATTGAAGTCTGAAGCTTCTGATACTTGTTCACCACTGGTTTGCCTTTCTGGCTTCTGCCGCGGCCCGTTCGCGTCGGAATCCCATCGTCCTGCTTGTGTCCTCGATCTGAACTGTCCGCGGTTTGACGTTCCAATCCATTACGAGAGCGAGCAGGGCATCTGCCGTGACACGGTCTCCATGGTTCATTCTCGCACCGGAAGGGTCTGTTCCATGCGACCTTGAGTGTTCCAATGACCCATTTGCCGTATAGATTATCTCTCGATGCTCCTTCATCGCCTCGGCAGAACGATTGATGAACTGCTCTTCATAGAGCTTCTTTCGGTAGTTTCCGAACAGCGTGATCTTCGTGTCCCTCGTCGGATACCACCCAAGAAGTTCGCTTTGCCGTTTGCCGATCCGGCCCTCGGCCGATCGTAGGTAGACCTCGCGGTACAACAGTTCGTTGACGACCACGTCTCCGAAGATCCGCCCCGGTCCGGCAGCCTCCCAAACCATGAACGCTCCACGGCCGCTGGGACCGGCAAACCACTTAGCAAGAGCGACCGCATGAACGGCGAGCTGGTCCGGACGCAGGTTGGGAACCGCGAACTCACCGACCTTCTCTCCGGTCTTCTTGTCTCCGATCGAAATCACGCTGTTGGAGGCGCCGGTGCCTGTGGCGATGTCGATCCCCATTGCATAATCGCGATCCCGTGGAAGATCACCGGCGCCATCAGGGTAGATCCACAGCAGCAGGTTGCCTTTTTCATCATCGAAGAAGCTCACATCACCGTCCTCGATCTCAATTCGACCCTTGCGGTACGGCGGCCGGACGTACTTCTGGCTCAGCTCAGACAATCGAGACGAATCGAAAAACAGTGACTGAGACGCTGCGAAGT